CTCATACTGATAGGCGGACTTACTGGTCATGGTAAGACAACATTAGCACTCAACTTTGCACAGCACATCTCCATCAACAACCACATACCGGGTGCCTTCTTCTCAGGAGAAATGGACGAACGTGAAATAGCATCTCGCCTTATGACAATGACAACAGCAGTGGACAACACATCTATCATCACACACGCTGTCAACGACAGGGATATGGAAAAAGTCTTCGGTTTCATGACGTCACTAAAACAGGGGTCATTTTTCGTGGAAACTGACATGCACTTCTCGCGTATGTTGTATTCGATTACACACCATGTGTTACATAACAAAATCAAATACGTGATAGTAGACTACGCAGAACTCATAGAGGCTACGCAATCGATGCGCGACATGGCTAGATACTTGCAATTGCGGGAGTTCACGCGCAGGCTCAAAATGGAGGTCTGCCAGCGTTACAATATACCAGTCATAGTCCTTGCCCAGCTAAACGACGATGCTAACGATGACAAAGTGCAGACCAATCGTAATTTATCTGGTGCAAAAGGCATGGCCAACGATGCTGATGTCACTATGTTTTTACGTCGTAAGACTGAGAAGGAACTTTCGCTTGAGAACGGGCTTGGTAATATGCTATTGCATGTTGACAAAGTTAGATATCGACCAAGTAATACACTAATAAATATGCAATTCAACAGCGTGTCGCTGTCACTAAAAGAGGTTAGAAATGGCTAAGAAGAAAAAACGGCTCTATAAAGTCGGGCAGCGGGTGCGCATGCTCGTGAACGACAACTGGCGGATTGGTACTATCATATACATCACAGATACTTTTGGTATTGGTGTGAAATTTGATGATTCATCGACGGGCGAGTGTGTTGATATTGTTCGGTTAGAGTATGCCGATGGTTCTCTCCCCGATACAATAGCAGAAGTTGACAGGTCAAATGAAATAGAAGATCTGGGCAGCATGTAAGGGGGAAGATATGATGAATATGGTAAGAAGATTTTTGCATTGGTTGCTTTTCACATACGACATGGATGTGAAAATCATGGACGGTGGCCGTCAGCCAACGAGAGCTTACAAAAAAGATGCTGGATACGATCTGTATGTCAGTAAAGCTACAAAAGTACCACCGCATCAGTATGTCAACGTGCCAACTGGTGTTGCTATCAAGAGCAATGGTGTGCCATTGTGGTTATGGCTTGCAAGCCGTTCGTCCACTATGATGTCACATGGATTGCTGGTTGATACAGCCATCATTGATGATGGTTACACAGGCGAGTTGTTCATGAAAGTGTACAATCTGACAGATAAAGTTGTGCATCTACCACCCGGAGCGAGAATAGGCCAAGTTGTGCCAATGGTTCATGCACAATGCCGTTTTCGCAACGTGGAGCATTTCACAGTAAAAAGAGGTGAACGCGGTGGCAAAGGCTTTGGCTCCTCTGGTATTTGAAGAAGTACCAGCCTGTTGTTATGTAGATGGGGCTTTGGAGTATTCCAAAGCCCTCGCTGCAGTTTATGCAGCAGAAAAACAAACGACATCAGACCAGATAGATGTGCTCGTCTGGTTCTACCGCATTAGTTCATCTGAAAGTGTCTTTTCTCTTCTGTTCAGCACTCACAACTTCCTACTTGGCAAGTTAACAAACAGAGTCTTCTGGAAATACTACAACTACTTAACACCCGAAGATTATGACGATCTGTTGTCTATGGCGTATGGTGAGTTCCATCGCCGCGTTTTGCACTACAAGATACCACCAGAAGCGCCATTCAGTGCCTACATCAAACTTTACATGAAGAAATGGCTAAATGTATACGCAAAAATAGCAGTCAAGCACAACACACGCAATTTGTTGGTTGACCCAGAGCTTGCGTTGAATGCACAGCGCAACAGACGCCACAAATCACAAACACCCGATAGCACCACATGAGAAACACAACATCACCCGGCACATTGGGGTCTCTGCTCGAAGTGGATGATCTTATTCGTTGGGCCAAAGAAACCAAACAGCCTATCCTGTCGCTCGTTAACAAGACTATGCATGACCATTTGCATTTTATACAAAAATGCGCAAAATCGGGCATAACTCCGGTAGTTGGTCTTGAGTTGTTGGTTTCTTGGGATGATTCTGTGGCTACTAAGTTTGCAGTGCAAGGTGAATTGGGGTGGCCATTAGTCGTCCTTGCCACAAACCACGTCGGGTACAAGAACCTGATAGCTTTGTCCACTTATGGTTGCACCACAGGCAAAGTAGACATACAGTCAGTGGTTGATTGGCCCACTATTAGGAAGTACAAAGATGGTTTGGTTGCTTTTTACTCTCCAATACCACCACAATTACAAGTAGCGATCACAAGACAGCCCAATATAGCGCACCCAGACAAGAAGGTTTCCGATGGTACTCTTCAGGTGCTTGGGCCATTACCCCAGCGAGTGGTTTATCTGAACCCAAAGGAAGACCACGAGACATACCTCTATTTAAACAGGATAATATTGAATGATGACACTTGGTCAGAATTGGAGAAACCATCACCACAGCCATTTGACTGGTCTGCATTGGCGACAGTCAATTGGGCATCTGTTGATTATGGTATTGGTAAGAACACCAACTTTACACCATCATTCCACAAGACTGATGAAGATTTTGTATCTCTGTGCTATGCAGAGTTGGACAAGCGCGGTTTGATGGACGAGCGCCACATAGCAAGGTTGGAGTATGAACTCAGCACTATTCTCAAATTTGGTTACGTGGACTATTTCTTTATTGTATCCGATCTCATTGCATATGCTCGCAGCAACTGCGGGGGCTACTTTAGTGCAGGTCGTGGCTCTGTTGGGTCTTCTCTTGTGGCATATCTCTTGGGTATCACACGCGTTGACCCTATCGCGATTGCTGGTTTTGGTGTCGAACTCCCTTTTGATCGTTTCCTTAATTCAGGGCGCAAGACCATGCCAGATATCGACATGGACTTCCTGCCACAAGACAGGGCAGCAGTTATTGCCTATCTTGGAGCAAAATATGGACACGAGTCTGTAAGTCACATATCAACTGTTCTAACTCTGGGGGCCAAGGCCGCTATTCGCGATCTTGCTCGTGTCTCGGGCAAATTAACACCAGAAGTCGAAGCAGCAATAAAACTGTTTCCAGATGACCAACATCTCACACTTGATATGGTCATGGATTCGCACGTTTATGATGCTATAAAAGATGTTAAAGATTTTGACTGGTTGTTGGGTGTCGCCCGTAAGCTTGAAGGCAAAACTAAGGGTTATGGTGTGCATGCATCAGGCATTGCTGTCTCTGCTGTCCCTATGGTCGATGTTGTGCCTATGTATCTGTTGAACGACAGACAGTTGACTCAGTACGGGCAAGATTCACTTGAGAGTATTGGCATAGTGAAGTTTGACGTTCTTGGTTTGAGGACTCTACAGTCTATCAAGGATGCCTTGGTGAAGATAAAGGAATCAGAGGGGTATGAAATAAACCTCGACACAATACCGATCGATGACCCATCAATCTACGAATTCATAAATAACACTGATATGGTGGGGCTGTTCCAATGGGACACATACAATTACCGGCGAGTGGTTGCGGATGTGAAGCCACACAACTTTCAGCAGTTGGTGGATTTAAACACACTAGGTCGTTCCGCTGCCTTGCTTTCTGGTCTGACTGACAAGTACATTGCCCGTAAGAATGGTGCACCATCTGAGCCATTGCACAACAGGCTGGCCGGTATGATGCTGGACACTCATGAACTCCCGCTATATCAGGAACAAATGATGTCGCTATTCGTGAAGCTTGCTAATTACTCGATGTCTGAAGCTGACGATGTGCGCAAGGCCATCGGCAAGAAAATACCAGAAGTTATGGAACAGCAGAAAGGAAAATTTGCTGCCGGGTGCATAGCCAATGGTCTGACTCAAGATGAAGTAGACGAGATCTGGGCTATTATTGATAAGTTCAGCAAGTACACATGGAACTATGGCCATGCTGTTGCATACACCAAAATCTGCTATGAGACTGCTTATTTGGCTTGTCATCATCCAGCAGCATGGTATTGTGCATTGATAGACAATGCCGAGTCATCGCAGGAAGTGGGGCGATATCAGGCAGAGATGTTGAAGCGGGGTGTGTCTGTCTTGCCTGTAGATATCAACAAGAGTGAACTTAGGCACAAAGTGTTGTCCAGTAAGTCTGTCTTATCTGGGTTTTCTGGTCTGCGTTACATTTCTGATGAGACAGCCCAAAAATTGCTTGATATACGCAGGAACGCCAAGTTTGAATCAGTAGAAGATTTCCTATCAAGAGTGCCAGCAAAGATAATAAACAAAACAGCATTAAAATCACTGTACTGTGCTGGAGCTTTCCGTAGTTTGATTGGCGCTGAGATGAACCAGAATGACTATAGTGTGTTGACAAAACGAATTGGTGAGCCTACACTGGTGGACTTGCAGCTCAACCAATACAACAGATGCGGGCGTGTTGTTGTTGACCCGATAGATCTTATTGATGGGTTTTATCATAAAAGCCTATCAGAATTGAAGACCATGCAGCAAGTGGTGTTGTTGCGTTACGTTGTTGATTGCCGTGTTATCTACACCAAGAAAGGCAATAGGCGTATGGCATTTGTTACTTTTGAGGGGGCCGGGGTCAGAGATGAGCTTGTATACCCACCAGACAAATTCATTAATGTCGAGACTCTGACCAAAGGGTCTCTGTACGAGTTCACTTGTGAATGGGGATATAAAGGACCAATAATAGTCAGAAGTAAACTCCTGCACCCAATACCGGTTACCGATAGTAAGGAAAACAAGGAGACTAACAATGCTGACTGACTTCATCTGCCCAGACGGGCAAAAAGTGGCGATAACTTCGTGCATGGAACAATGCCGAATGGGTGATAGGTGTCTAACAAAACCAACACTCAGGGCAGTGGCCAAGCAGCGTACGTGGAATGGCATACCATCTACCACGCAACTTCTGCGTGGCACATATGAGGCAATGCTCATGATCAAAGCAGATTACGCCGAGAACCCGAAAGAAGCGATGTTCAAATTGCTGGGTACTGGTGTACACAAAGGTCTCGATGACGAGGCAACAGATGACACATCCCTCGGTGAAAGTGAACTGCAGCGCCAAGTGCTCGATGGTGTTTCTGGTTTGGCTGACTTGCTGGAGACCGAGAATGGGTTGAATATTCTGACTGACTACAAAGTCAGTGGTTCATTCAAGATCGCCAAGGCTCTCGGCCTCTATTGGGTGCCACGCGAGACTGATGAAGTATACAAGGCACGTGGTTCATTCACAATGCCAGACGGCACCAAGCGCGAGATGAAACCGGGCGACAAGAAGATGGAGAAGGAATGGCGCATCAACTACGCCAATCAAGACTGCCGTGATTGGGTATTGCAGCTCAATCATTATCGTTTGATGATTGAGGCAACAGGGCGACCGGTGCACATGATGCGCATTCAGGCCATCGCGCGTGATGGTGGCACGATGGCAGCGGCCAATTGGGGCATTGCTGATCGTGTGTACATGATACCGATTCCTATCTTGCCAGACGAAGAAGTGAAGGCTTACTTCGACACCAAGCGCGACGCTCTGCTTGCGGCGATGGAGAAAGGTGACTGGGACACCAAGTGTGATGACAATGAAACATGGGCGGGCCGCAAGTGCGAGAAGTTCTGCAACGTCGCTGAGTTCTGCAAGTTTATGAGGCCACAGTGAACCTGTACGGGCTGGACAAGGCAATGGCGACACCAGAAAATCTGGTAGTCACCAGAGTCTCCAATGGTTGGAATGTGCGCATGAAAAGAGCCCCAGTGCGCACTGATTCTGCTGGCAATAGCCAAGAACCACTATACAACTTCTGCTTTAAGTGCCGACATCACCGTAAAGTTCACTACCATCATATCATCTCAAAGAGCGCATTCAAAAGCCATATGCATGGTGGTGTAACTGGTGATGAACTCGACAACAAGATACCACTCTGTGATGAGTGTCACGTTGGTGGTAATGGTATCCATGCTGGTAAGTGGAAGATCGAGGAAGTCATACCGCACGAGAAACTGGTAGAACTACGCATTCGCTATGGTGTGAGGCGTGAAGATTATGATGAAGACTGCCCCCCAACAAATGAAGAAACACCATGGGGTTAACTATGAGTACACCCAAGAAATCACAAAAAGACAAAAATGATGAAGCTATCGTAGACCTACGACGCCATATAAAAACTGGCGTTATGCGTCGCGGTGGCGAAATCGTTGGTGTGTGGTTTGCTCTACCAATTAAACCCGTGTCTATCAATGAATATGTCAAACTGCACTATAGCGAGATAGCCAAATACAGACGCAGGTATAAATCTATACTTGATGTCTGCGTATGCTCCCTGTTCAACCATAACAATTTCCGTATCACCGATACTGGTGTAGTATTCGACAAGCCAGTGTTTGATAAAGTGGAGTTGTCTTGGGTTTTGTCTTTTAGCCTGAAGAGGCTGCGCGACATAAGCAATTATGTGCAAAAAGTTCTGCTCGATGCATTGGTGGACACCGGCATAGTAGAAGATGACAATCATTTGATTGTGGTGAAAGATACTACACAAATCAACATTAACAAAGAACCTCTGGACTCTATCATGCTATATATGATAGGCGATTTCGACCACAGGCGTTTGCAACAGGCGATACTAAAACAAAAGGAGATAAGAGATGGACATCAAGGAATTTGACAAAATAACTGCACAAATGCGAGCTATCATTGAAGCCAAGAATGCAGACTACGCTGGCACGATAGACAACATTTCTCTTACTGGTATTTCGGGTGTGGCGGTCAGGTTGTTGGACAAGGTAGCGAGGGTTCATTCCTTGACTACTCGTGAAGCAGCAGCACAAGTGAAGACAGAATCAGTGCGTGACACGTTGCTTGATATAGCGAATTACGCTATCATTGGTCTGATGTTGCTTGACGACACATGGAGCAAAAAATGAAGGTTGTATATGTAGCTGGGCCATACAGAGCCTCAAATATTATCAAACAGATATACAATATTAGGCGAGCGCGCAAATATTCTCGCATTTTATGGCGGCATGGGGTGGTGGCACTCTGCCCGCATTCAAATTCAGCGTTCTTTGACGATATTGACGATATCATTCTGCCCGGTTGCATAGAATTAATGCTGAGATGTGATGCAGTATTGGTCATACCAAAATCTGACAAGTCATCTGGTGTTGCAGCAGAAGTAGAAGCTGCTAAATTTCATGGTATGCCTGTATATACAGGCATAGAAAAATTGATAGCTGATTTTAAAACCGACACGATACCACGCAAACCTATGCGCCGATAACACAACATGAAAACACTAAAACAAGCAGAACTCCATACAGCGGCATTTAACAATCTAAACACAGACAACTGGTACATGGTATTTGACATCGAGACAAAAAAATATCCAACACGCCCAAAGTTCAAAGTGCCAGATGAGTGGGTGGCTGGTGGGTGGCATGATTACACTGGCATGGGTATCGCCTGTGTTGGGTTTGTGTTAGTGTCACTCAACTATGGTGATGCAAACAAAAGCAAGAAAATGCCGTGCGGTGTAACAGATAATATAGAAGAAATCGCGCAGATCATGGGCATTGTGAAAGCTTATGGGTGGTCGTTGTCTGGCTTCAACACCAAAGCATTTGATGCAAATCTACTCAGAGCACATGGTGTTGATTTATCTGGTATCAACCATTATGATGTATTTGACAATGTTGCAAAGGCGCTGAACATTTCGTCAGACAACAAATCTGCTATGCGCGGTCTCGGGCTTGATGCCATTGCCAAAGCCAATGACTGCCCCGCAAAATCAGGCAAGGGTGTTGACGCACCGAAGATGTATCAACTCGGGCAGATAGAGGAGCTGCATGCTTATTGTCTGGATGATTGCGATGTTGAAGCATCTCTATTGATAGAAGTGCACAAACGCGGTGGCATCATAAATCCTAAGACAAAAAGTTACTTAAGATTGGTCACCCCATGAGCAAGAAGAATAAAGGCAAACTGCCACCAGAGTTGCCTACACCAAAACTGGACAAGCCAGCACCCATGCCCGGACCAGAACAGGAGCGTAAGGTTGATTGGGCCAAAATCAAGCATGACTGGATGACTACCAGTCAATCCTTGATGGATTTATCAGAAAAGTACAGCATACCGTATTTTGAGATTCGGTCGCGTTATAACATGGAGCGCTGGTATTCTGAAATGACGGAGCTGGAAAAAGCTACAAATAAAAAGCTGGCAGAAATACGGGTAGCTAAATCAGAGCGCGTAGCGCATCATGTTGCCTTGATGGACGAGCAAGTGCTGGCTCTATCCCAAAGAGCATTAGATAAGATAGAAAAAGCTTTTGAGCGCATGCAGGACCCAGAAACCAAAGAAGACATAGCCAGCATCATTGGTCTGATGCAAGATGCAGCTACCGCAGTTAGGAGTGTGCACACAAATGCCAGACTCTCTGGTGGCAAACCAACCGAAATCACAAAGCACGAACTGAACGTTACACCAGAAGAAGTGTCGCGACTGGAGAAAGAACTTGGATACTTTAGAAATAAATCGTCTGATGAAAAAGGTCAACCCGGTTCTGTGGCTGGCACTAAACCATCATAAGACACACAAAAACCGCCACATAACTTTCGACCAACATCACTACGCAAAAGACCTGTATCTATCCAAAAACAGGGTAGAAATCTTAATGAAAAGCACCCAGTGTGGTGTATCTGAATGGGCACTCATTCGTGCTATAGCCCACACGGGGTTGCGTGGGTTGTCGGTGTTTTATGTCTTGCCTACCGATACTGTAAAAAACAGGTATGTACAAAACAGGGTTGACATGTCTGTGAAGTTGACCCCCTTTTATAAAGAATTGCTGTCTGTTGGTGGCCCAGATAGCCCAGATTCTACTCTGCTTAAACATTTTGGCCGTGGTGCTCTTGCATTTGCTGGGTCTAATACGCCCAATCCGTTTACAGAATTTCCAGCAGACGATCTGATTATAGATGAGTATGACAGATGCCACCATGCTCATGTGCACATGGCAGAAGAGCGCCTGTCAGCTTCAGACTTTAGGGGTAGAGTCTATATCAGCCAGCCAACAACTGAGGGGCATGGCATAGCGCTTCTCATGGAGAAGTCGACTAAATCAAGATGGTTTATACCACATGATTGTGGGCATTGGGTGACTCCAGATTTTTTCACGCATGTGGTGCAACAAGAAGGTGACAAGTCATGGGTAATAGTAGACCCAGAATACAGACGTGGTGGTAGCAACGACATACGACTGATTTGTGATCATTGCCACAAGCCTATTGATCGATTTGCAGATGGTGAGTGGGTAGATGCAAATCAAGACTCTGATATGAAAGGCAGACAGATATCGAAACTGTTTTCAAGTGCTGTCACGCTAAAAGAAATGGTTGATAACTTCAACGATGGTCTGTCAAATGACTCAAAGATGCAGCGTTTTTACAATGGTGATCTCGGGTTGCCGTATACAGCTGCTGGGGCCAAGATAGATACCAACATGCTAAGGGCGTGTATAGACCAGAATCACACTATGGGTAATACTGACCCAGGCCCGTGTGTTATGGGAGTTGACGTTGGTAATGTCTTGCATGTGCGGATTAACAGGCTACTCCCAGATGACAGAGTATTAGCTGTCTATGTCGGGTCTGTTAACACAGAAAAAGATATTGCAGAATTGTGGCGTAGGTACAACGTCAAAGCTGGTGTTATTGATGCCATGCCTGAGACACGCATGTCAAAGAGGCTTGCATTTAGGCTGCGTACTATGTTCATGTGCAGGTATGGCAATTCATTGGTTGAGCATATTGATGCGGCTAATAAACTGATGAATGTGGACCGCACGTCACAAATGGATGCGATCAAAGAATTAGTCTTAACGCGTAGGTTGGTTTTGCCAAGGAACATATTATCGGTACCAGAGTATGCGGCCCACATGTGTGCTCCAACTCGGGTTTATGATGAAGAGAAAGGCCGTTATTTCTGGACTGAGGGGTCATTGGCCGACCACTTCTTTCATGCGGAGTTGTATGCCTTGCTAGCGCGTAGGTTCTTGGTCATGATGTCGCAACGTAGGCGGTAGGCTCTTTATTTAGGCACATGATAAAATCCGTAGTCGCAGTGTCTGACCATCCAAGTATAGAAAAGGGCATGGCATTCACTGCGGACATGGCGACATTCGGGGCAGAACAGTTTTCTAAAATACAGGACCCAAACCGCCGTGGTTATAATGTCTATAGTTTTTCTGATCTCATGGGCGTCTCTGCCAGAGACAAGCAAGGTCGGCTCCTTTATGGACAACACGAACAGCCCATTTTTACACTGACACCAGATGAAAGGGTCAGTATCTTCCGTCACTGTGCATATGTCTTCGGCGTAGTGTCTTCACGCATGAAGCGCATATCAGCATTTGACTACGACATAATACCAGACATAAAACAGGATGACAAGATAGCCTTCGAACTGAAGACGTACTACCAAACCTATAAAGAATTCTCCAAGAGACAAGAACCAAAATACATAGTAGCCGCACAGCGTATGTACGCGGCTTGCGTTCATTATCTCCCAGATCTTCTGCCTGATATGTCTAACTTCAATGGTTCTCTTATGCGATGGTATCAAAAGATCAAATCGCGTAAGAATGACCGCGCCAATGAAATTTATGATTGGTTGCAACAACCAAACATCAACGATACATGGTCACACTTTGTTAAAAAGTGGATGTTTGACTTATACATCCATGGTGGGCTAGCTGTCTACAAAGAGCAGTTGAATGGTGTGGTGGAGAATTTTTATGTCCTGCCCGGTGGGTCTGTGATGCCCCTCAAAAGTAGGCATGTTGGTGGTGGTGCAGCTTTTGTGCAGATCGTGCCTGGCATGCAACCACAAATGTTCTTTACTGATGAAATCGTTTATACGCAGTATCTGCCTTCATCTTCACGCTCTTATGGCATGATACCACTCGATGCTCTTGTGAACAAAGTGGCTGAGGCTATGTTGTTCGACAGGTTGATGGCTGATCAGGCCGATGGTACCAAGCCACCAGAGAAAATTGTTGTCTTTGGTGAGAATTCACCATTCGGGTCTTTGTCCGATCTTGATACTACTATACCGCTCGATTCAAACGAACAAAAGCGTATTGAGACCATGCTCAATGAAGTGAGAAAGGGGGCAATACGCACGATTTCTGGTGTGGGTCAACCTATCGTGCTTGATATGACGCGCGAGAACACTATGCAGATGCAGATGAGTAGACAAGATCAATTGAAAAAAGACATTGCTCTTGTATTCAACATGACCAATATGGAAATCAATGAATCGGGCAGTGACGACACGTCTGGTCGCAATACTGCAGACGCTCAGGCAAACATCGAAAAGGAAAAGGGCATATACCCGGACATCCTTGACCTCGAAACCAAGATAACCAAAGAAATTCTACCATTCCGCTTTGGTAGTGGTTATTCGCTTAAACTAAGGTCTGGTTATGATAACTCTGGTGACATTGCAAAATGGAAGGCCATGAAAGAATCTGGTCTGTACACCGTTAATGAAATACGCACTGAAGAAATGGGCAAAGAACCATTTGAGGGGCAGCAGTTTGATCTGCCTGATGGTGGTGGACCACAACCACCACAGCCAGTCCCCGGCATGATGTAACCCCGTGGCCAACACTTCAGTAATACCACCACACGACTTTGAGAATGACATCGAGCAGATGTCTGGTGATCTCGGTGTGGAATTGCGTTTGTTGTTCGAAGTCATACAGGAAGACGTCGAAGCAATACTTGATGAAGCTCTGCAGCAGGGGTGGTCTCCTGACCGCATCCTATATGAGATAGACAAAAAGGTACAGTAGTGGCTAAGAAGAAAACCATAGCACAGATCAAGGCCGATTACCGATCGGGCAGGACTTCATACTCACAGCTTATGGCTAATGTTCTGGCCGACAACTCGCGTAGGGTGGCTGCTGCTGTAGCCAACATAAGTGATGATCACTACAAGAAGGCTATCAGCAAGAAGACAGGCAAAATTGTGCTACCCAGAGTAGAAGAACTCATACCGCGCAAATCAATGGTGCTCAACAAGACTGTGCAAGACGGGCGACTCATCACTAATACGTTGAAAGAGGCGTTAATAACAGATCTCAGGGCTTCATTGGAAGAAAATCGTAGCACCCTTGCCTCGGGCAAGAATGCGGGCCGTGTCAACCCCAAGCTCGTCGACGCGTTCAAGGAGAAAATCACCGAGACGTTCTCCAACTACGTAGAGGAGAACCCACGTCTAGACATGCCAGCAAATATTCACACTATTGCTGTGGGTGAAGTACGTTCAATGGTGAACCAGACCAAAGACAACTACACCAAAGAATTTGTGAAGCAAAATCCGCAGTTCACTATGCGTAAGCGATGGTTACACAACCCCAAACTCTCCAAGAAACCGCGCCCACATCACGCAGAGGCAGAAACCAACTACAAAGATGGTATACCAGTTAATGAGAACTTTGTGCTGTCCACTGGTGTTTCACTGCGCTACCCACATGACCCCAAAGCACCGATAGAAGAAGTAGCGGGATGCAATTGTGATGTTGAATATTTCTTACTCGAAAAGGATGAACTCACAGAAGATCAAAAAGCAGAAACAGGCATGTGGTTTTTGGAATCTATTTCCAAAAATTTACAGGCTCTTGTGGTTGCCAAAGCTGCAGCAAAACCCGGTGAGAAACGCCAGCGCAAAGATGGTATATACCAAAAACAGTCTGATGGTTCGTGGTTGAAGGTGTCTGAACAAACTACAGACAAAAAAGAAGAAGCGCAGCGGGAACAGCCCAATCCCTCTGGTATTCCGGATGATTTGCGGTATAACAAATCTTTGCCCCTTGCTATGCGCCTAACACAAGCTGAGCTTGATCATTACTTTTCTACAGGCAAAATCCCAGATGATGTAGCTTCTGGTGTAAAGCCCAACCAACAGAAATCTAAACCAGATCAAAGCGACGTTAAAATAAAATACTATACAGAAGCTGCACAAGCTACTTCAAATTGGGCCAACGAACATGCCACCGACATTGACCGTGCGACTATTAAAGCATATACGCAGAATGATTTTAAACAGATTAACAGTTTTTTGCGTAGTCCAGAAAGGCTTGAATCTAAAGACCCGTATACAGAAAAAGTTAAAGACCAAATAGAAACTATCTCTGCTTTTTTGCAAAAAGCGCCTAAATTTGAGGGTACTACGTATCGTGGTGTGCAACTGTCGCCCGACGTATTTGAAAATTTAAAGTCTTCTGTTGGTGGCGAAATTACATTCCCATCTTTTGTTTCTACTTCACAAGATAGTACAAAGGCCGACATATTTGCTGGTGGAAAGCAGATGGGAAGTGACAAAAAACGTATTATATTCAAGATAGAAGGAAATTCGGGCGTTGCTATTGGTGGTGATTTGCACCATTTTAAAGATAGTGAGAAAGAAGTGTTATTCGATCGTAATACTAAGTTTCGTATCGAATCATATATTATGCAACCAGACGGCATTCATTTTTTCACATTAAAAGGAGTATAAAGTGGAACAACAAAAATTTGTGGGTGATGACGATGATTTTAAGGTTTCTCCACCACAAAATAAAAAAGTACAAGCCGTGGCCCAGAAAGGCACGGTATTTGTACTTGACGTAGACGGCAAGTTTGTCATAGTCGATTCAGACAAGCAAGGCAGAGATGCCGTGTTGGGCGTTATGTCAAAGACTGACAAACCAAGTTTTGTGGATGAGTTAGTAAAGACGGGTCACTATCGTTATTTGCAGCCACCCATAGCCCTTGATATGTCACCAGTAGCAAAGAATGCACTATCAACCACCAATGGTGGTGGGCCACTTGTTATGTCCAATATCAGCAGTAAAAAATACGAAAGACCAGACGAGGAGTAATGATGAAAGACAACGAATTCCATGCCCTTATGATGGGGCGTGTGCTCAAGCGCGATAACGATGATGGTACTGGATTGATGATTAAGCTCAACAACTCTGGTATCCTGACAGAGCGTTTGTACGACAAATACACCAACAAAACCATATCTACACGTGCCATCGATCATGTTGATATATCAACGTTGGAGATGAGCGGTTGGACTATCCTACCAGAGACAACACCGCTTATTTAGTGGCATGTCGGAAGAGTCTTTAGATAAGCCAACACACATAAAATTCCATTTCCACCCATACCAACCAACTGTAGCGAAAGCACAAGATGATGGTAGTGGTGGTAAAAGTCGGTATTTGTATGGTATAACATCTGGCCCGAGAGTAGACGGTCATGGTGAACGCATGACCGCAGACTGCATTAAAGACTTTGTTGCACAGGCTCAATCCGGCGACATTCTTTTGTACCCAAGCGTACACGGCATACGTGACATCGACGACATTGGTCGTCTTGTTGACTGCGAGATCAACAAAGATGGTGACTGGGT